GGCCGGGGTAAGTGTTTTGGCGCTGGTTACCGTCGGCGTGTAGAAGGTGTTGGTATTGGTGTAGAGGCTGGGGTTAAGCGTCTGCGCGCCACCAGTGTTGGTGACATCCGGGCTGTAAAAGGTGTTGGTGTTGGTGAACAGCGCCGGTGACAGGGTCACCGCACCCTTGGTCACGGTGGGCGTGTAGAAAGTGTTGGTGTTGGTGTAGAGGCTCGGGGTCAGTATCTGCGTCGTATCGCGGATACGCAGCAGCGCGACTGGGCCGCGCACGTTGGTAACTGTGCCTGTCGCCGTTACGGTTACACTAGGCGCAGCAGTGCTACTCCCCGCTGTCACCAGCGCACGGGCGATATAGCCACCGATGTCGTTACCCGTACCGCTATCAGGCTCTGCTAGCTCTGCTGCGGTACCGAAGGTCGCGCCAGTGGCCGTAATACTTTGCGCCGAGAACTGGCTAGGCGTGGTGACGTCGGTAGGGATACACATGGCCCAAATGGCCATGTCACCCGATTGGAAGTCGGTAGCTGTGCCGCCATTGGTCAGGTTGACTGTAAAGGCCACGTTGACAGTAGGGGCGGTATCACGAGTGCCGTCAGCCGAGCCAACCGAGAAGGATGTGCTGCCCCCGCCGGGGATGCGCACAATAGCGCCCCAGCAGACGTTGTTGGTGCCGACGGTTACACTAAGCGTGCCTGTTTCAGACCCCGTGACGGTGTCTTTGGTGTAGATGAATAGGTTGGTGTTGCCGGTGTCAATGCCCAGCGTGGCTCCGTAGCCACCCTGCCCTGTGATGCTTTCGCGCAGCGTCCAGCCAGTCGGCGTAGTGACACTGCCACTGTTCGCCGTAGACGGCTTCTGCCCGATAATCAGAACAAGGACATCATCCGCCGCAATGCTGGCTGGATAGGACGGTGCGACACTCGTGCCGTTTTGCGCCGAGTAGGCTACTGTTCCTATTGTTGGAGTGCCAAAGGCCACTGGCTACTCCTTACTCGAAAGGTGGCGATTTGTTCGGCGTCGTCGTGTGGTCAGCTTGGTAGTGCATGTCGAGGAACAGGGCGAAAACCGGCTGGTTTAGCGTGTCATTCGCGTTCGCCCCATCACGGAACAACCGCACCATGATAACCGTATCCGGCTCGATGCCGGTACCCGGTATGGCATTCTCGTCACTAAGCTCCCCAACCATGTGCATATAGGCAGTGCCGGTCGACGCCTGTTCGACGTAGACTGTGTTTGTGGCGGGAAACGCCTCCTGCTGGTGGCCCTTGGCGATGGTGTACTCGAAGCCCCAGCGCACCGTACCGATGTCGGTGCTAGCGGTCGCCCAGTGCACGTGGAAGTAGAGGGGTGTACCCAGCGCGTAATCGTGGTCAATATGCCACGCTGCCGAGGCTTCGGTCATCTCATTGGGCGGGAACGTCCACGCAAGGATATTACCCCGGAACGGGTTGAGCGTCGGGGCGTTAGGCGAACTGCTGTCCACCTTCACTTCGATGATGTTGTCGCGCCAGCCTAGAGCGTTGTTGTTCTCTAGGTACTCGAAGTTCCCATCCATCTCCCCGTAGGAAAGCGGACGGTCAACCTGCGACCGAAGGACCAAAGGCATCTACGGCCTCCTTACAGAGCGAAGATACCCGAAGCGTTCCATGCGATGTTGATGTCGCCGCCGTTCGGGGTGACAGGCAAGCCGGTGACGCTCGTGTCGATGTAGGCAACCAGCGGCGAGGTACCTGCTACACCGGTGTCGATGTAGATGACGAGGGCTTCGACCGAGTTGCCCGAGACAGCGGTGAAGGACACGTCCGCACCATCGAAGATGCCGTTGGTGAATGTCTTCGAGCCGATGGTCTGCGGGGTGCCTACGACTGCGCTCGATACCGACGAGTAGAACTGGTCAGTAGAGCTGTAGGTATAGACGCCTGTGTCGACCAAAGCCACCTTGACGGTGCCTGCGGACAGGTTGTTGTTTGCCGTGAACTGGAGCAACTGCTCCTTCCACTTGGGGTATAGCGCGTTGGCCACTTACATTTCTCCTTTAACGTAACTTCCTTGACGGTATCTTCGGTTCGAACTGCCGCAGAGGCGGGCCTAGACGCGGTGGCGCGGGCTTCTTCGGGGGCTTGTCTTCCTTGGCGATGCGGGGCTTTTTGGTCTTGCCGCCCTTGGCGTAGACCATCACTTCGTCGGGGTTATCCTTGCGACGAACCTTTTTCGCCTTAGGCATTTTGGACGCCTTCATAGCGCCCATACCCCGACTAGCGCGCATTACTTGCAGCCCTTCATCTTTCCGCCCTTGGCCATCTTCACCATCTTGGTCTTGGTTTTGCCCTTCTTGGCAACGCCGTCAGCGCGTGACGAAACCGAACCACCTTTTGCGTACTTCTTCATTTCTCCACCTTTCGCGTATTTGGAGGGGTTGGGCTTCACGCCCTTTTTGCTTGCAGCCTCTTCGTCCTGCATGCGCTTCATAAATGCCTTACGCTCCGGCGTCATCGGGACAGTGCTGCTGCCACCAGTAGCGCCTTCTTTCGGCATCGGCTTTTTCTTCTTATCCATCATCTCGAATTCCTTTCCGACTTTCTGCGGCACACCAACCTTCTTTGCGAACTCCGGGCTGTGCGCCACCGCCCGCATGAATTTGGCCTGCTTCGCGCTTTTGCTGGGCATCAGTGCTTACCGAGTTCTTCGACCTTGGCCTCCAGCCGTTCGAACGCTTTGTCGAACCGGTCACCCAAACGCTCGACCACATTATTCATCTCGGCGCGCGTGATATGGTCGCGCGCAATTTCTTCGCGGGTGCGGTTGAGCAGGATGCCCAACCTGTCGAGTTCGTCGAACTTACCCTTAATCATGAATGCCATAACCCCAACAATGCCTGTCAGAATGACGTTCCATATCATCATCTCCATATCAGCAGTTCCACGCCCTCAATGATTTGTTGATGCGGCTGTTTGGGTCTTTGGCCGCTTTGCTACCCGTATTCTTCGCCTTCATACCTTTCATACGGGCGCAGAATGACTTCCGCCGGTTGGCGTCTTTTTCCGTTTTCGGGTTGGGTGCAGGGGGTTTCAGGTTCATCCCCTGCTTCTTGGCAGAAGCACGCCCCTTGGCGTTCAGGCCACCTTTGGGGTTCTTCCCTTCCTTGCGCTGCCATGCAGGGGTCTTTGCCATTACCGCATCTTCCCTTTGGTTTTGCCCTTCTTGGCGATGCCATCGCCGCGCGACGAAGCGGAACCGCCTTTGGCGAAGCTGCCCTTTACCTTGATACCCGGCATGCCCTTCTTGAAGCTGGGGCGCACCGACATGCCCGGGGACGATTTCGAAGCAGTTGGCGCGTTGAGGCTACCAAGCCGGTTGCGGTCGAAACCGCCACTTGCAGCCGCTGTGGGGGCAGAGGCCGGAGGCCCTTGTACAGCACCGCCGCCAGCCTTCTTGACCTTGCCACCGCGTTTCATACCTTCTCCTGCTTCTGGGGCTTCTGCCTTGCCTGCCGCAGCGGCTTTTTCGGCCTTGCGGCGCTTCTCCGCCTTGGTGTCAGTTTCCCCAATCATGTGCATCAGCGGACTAATTTTACGCAGGTTGGCGAACGCACCTTGCCCGCTTACAAGGCCGTAAGCGGGGGAAATCGAACCGAGGATTTTGTCAATCTTAGCCATCACGCGGCCTCCTTCTGGTCGGGGGCAATCATCGGATAGAGGATGTCGTTGCCGAAGTTGCCGGTGTATTCCTGCACGCCCATGTGCCCGAGCGTAATGGTGGGGTCTATCCACACCTCGTAGCCCGCCTCGCGGGCGCGGTCGCAGAACAGGAAGTCCTCGCCGATGTAGCCCTCACGGGTTACCTTAAAATCGAAAATGGCGCTGAGGTCTTTGCCTGCGCGCTTGTCCCAATAGGTCCACTCGGGGTGGGCTGCGACCAAGTCCTCGAACACCTTGCGGTTCACCCACATGAAGGCAGTAGCCACATGCTCGGCACGGACCAGACCCATACGGTTCATGGTCAGCTCGCGGTTCTCGTCATAGTCGAGGTTGGCGATATAGACGGGATTTACGTCACGAACGCGGGGTACCGCAGCGACTATACCCTTGCGAGTATCGGTACCCCACGCCATGAGCCGAAGGATATCCTCCGGTTCAAAATTGATGTCGCTGTCGATGAACAAGAGTTCGGTAGCGTCGGAGTCGAGGAAGTCCTTCACCAGCAGGTTGCGGGCGCGGGAAACCACGGAGCAGCCGCAGATGGAGCCGATGTGGACATCAATGCCGTGCTGCGGTGCGATTTGTGTGAAGCGGGCAAGCGAAACTGCCAGCTTCAAAGACACTTTGAAGTCGTAGGCCGGAAGCGCAATGAAGATGCTACGACCGGCTAGATTGAACCCTTGTTCTTGCTGCATATGTCACCCATAGAAAATAGTGATGGAGGCGGTGTTGGTCACCGTACCATACAAGCCATTTTCTGCAAGGATGCCCTCGCCGGGGACGAGTATCGTCACATATCCTGCGTTCGCAGCGGTCGGCGTATTCAGGGTCAGCAGCGTGTCACCGCCCTGCCCGTTGGTGATTACGACCGAGCCTGCGCTTGCACCGCACACCGCGTAGATGCTCTTGATACGAGCGCGCGCAATGTTGGTGTCAGTCTGCGAGACAAACGGACCGGTAGCAGCAAGTGCCTTGGTGGCTTTGACGTCTGATTGCATAGCCATCGGCCTGACTCCTTATTAAGCAGCCGTGGTGATGGCAGTCCAAGTCGTCGAGCCGTTCGTGTTGATATATGCGCGGGTCGAGGTCGAGCTGCCGTCGGTGCGCAGATACAGCGAACCTTGAGCTGCTGCGACGGTCGGGACGCCTGAACCAACATAAATGCCGACGTTGTTGGCGGTTGCCAGCAGCATAGCTGCGCCGCCTGCGGTCACTGCGGAACCAGTGTTAATTTCGAAGCCATTGTCCGACTTCACTGGACCGGAAAAAGTAGTGCGAGCCATGCTCAATCTCCTGTGTAGTAGCACATCCCCACACCGTCTCTACTACGTCCGCTAGGCCGGTCGGTGTAGGTGGTTTCACCTAGTAACGTAGATATAGCATCTACCAAAAAAGAAGGGAAGGTATTTCTACCTTCCCTCCCCCCGTCTCCTTAGGCAGCGCCTTCGGAACCATACATGCCGAGCGGGTCGCTCCAGCCGAAGCTGTAACGTTCGCGGGCCTTGTAGCGGACATTGCCGGTATCGAAGTCACCATCCATGTTGGTGGACATCGGCGTACGGACAAAGTGCTTGAGGCCGTTGGGCACGTCAGTCGTCAAGAACCATGCGTCGGTGTCCGTCAAGAAGTGGTTGACGGTGTAGCCACCGGGGATGGAGCCATTCGACTTGATGGCGTTGATGTCGTTGTCAGCGGTGCCAACGCGCAGCTCGGTTTCGAGCAAGCGGGTTGCGACGAACATCAGGCTGGGCGGAATGATGAGCTTCTTCGGCTTTGCTGCGATGAGCAGGCCGCGCTCGTCAGTCCAACCGGCAATCTGAATGACAGCCGCTTCAAGCGACGTTTCGTTCAGGTCAGCCGGGGTGCTGGGGATGTTCGAGTTGGTACCACCAGAAACCAGCGGATGCGAAGCCGAGAACAGCGGCTGTCCGTCGCCACCGGGGAAGTCGGTGTCGAAGCCGTTGTTGAGGACCGCAGCAGCCTTGGTCTGCTTGGTGTAGGCCATCGCGCGAGCGAGTGCCTTGGTGTACCGCGACGACAGCGAGTCGTACAGGTTGTCTTCGATGGCCTCTTCCGTGAGCGAGAACCCGAGGGCAATCGTTTCATGGTTGTAACGGGCCGTGTAGACTTCCTGACCGTTGTCGTAGGCGATGGCCGAACCTTCGTTCTTCACCGGAGCAGCCGAGAAGCCCGACAGCTTGGTTTCTTCTTCGAAGGAACGTTCGGAAGTCTCGGTTTCGTAGATTTCCTTGTGCTCTTCGCCATAGCGTGCATATTCCAGACCGAACAGGGCGTTCAGGCCGGGCAGAAGCTCCTTGAGGAGTTGTGCGCGTGAAATTGCCATTGGTCAGTCTCCTATTACACGCCGGTGGGGTTGAGGTACTGGTGCATGCCTTGGTTCCACTTGACGACGACCTCGGTGTAAGAACCGGGGTTACCAGCAGGTGAAGTTTCAGCAATCACGTCAACGATACGGACCGGCCACGTCGAGGTGGTGTCGGTGGTGGCGCTGACAGCGACTTTCGAGTTACCAGTGATGGTGTTACCAGCGTTCTGCACCAGAACGGCGTTGTTGCCGACCGCAGTGCGGTTGACGGTGCCGATGGTGGTTCCGCTCGAAACAACGGCGACTTTGAACAGAACGTCCGGGTCGTCAAGCACATAGGCCTGAACGTCGGTGATGTTCGTGGTGCCCGGGTAGTATTGGCGGAAGGTCTTGCCGAACACCGGGTCGGTGTACGAACAACCCAAAAATACGCCAACCGGGGTGGCTGCGTTCGTGCCGGTGTCCTTGCCCAAAGTACCGTCGCTGTTCAACTTGACGACGTCACCATAATAGATGGCAGTCGACGAGTTGGTAGCAATCGGGATAAGGCGGGTAGAACCGGCAAAAACCTGACCGCCAATCAAATTGATTGGTGCAAGCCCGTAAGGGGCTGAAACAGTGGGGTATGCCATTTATAAGCTCCTCGCTTATTTGCCTTTGCCAAATGACGTCGTAGACCGTTTCTCACGAAATAGCGGCATACGGGCGTCGCTCTCGCGCATGAAGTTGTTGTCCACCGACTCCATCTGGGCCTGATTTTTCTGCGCAAAGTAAGCCTTGCGTTGGTCCATCAGTTCCTTCGGTGCCTTGCACAACAGCAGTCCTGCGACTTCGATGTTGTCTTTGAAGCGGCTATCGGGGTCGACCATCATGCGAAACTGAGGTTGTTCCTCGATGCGAACCGGTTCCCAGCCTTCCCGTAGTTTGGACGAGATGTTGGAAGCGTCGTTCTTGCCCATCGCAGATACGCGCACCCAGCGGTACACATAGCCTGCTTCCTTGTCCGGTTCTGGCAGCAGCGCGGCTGGTTGCCATACTTTTGGACGTTCTGCCTCTGCACGTGACTGGCGTGGGGCGCGGGTCGGCTTTGCAGCTTCGCCTAGCACTTCATCCAGATTATCAAGCATATCAGTCATATTAATTCTCCATCTTCATCAGTTCACGAGCGTATTGCTCGGGGGTAAGACCCAGTTTCTTCGCGATTGCGAGTTGGGACTGCTTGAGCACAATCTTCTTGGCAGACCGGCTACGAGAAGCGGGAGCAACGACTGGAGCTGCTTTGTTTTCGCGTGCGGCAGGCTTCGGGGCCTCCACTTCATCCCCGAAATAGTCGGGGAAGCGACGGCGCATCGTTTTGTCGATTACGCCCCAATATTCGTCGGTGCCTGCGAATTGCGGGCCACGTTCATTGATGAGCTTCTGGTGAAGCCCAAGAGCCGATGCGGTCATTTCCGGGTCGTTGCCGTACCATGTGTTGCGCTCTTGCCACGCAACGGTCTTAGCGTCGAGCCGGGGCTGCTGCACCTGCTGTAGCGGCTGTTGTACCTCAGTCTCCTGTTCCTGTAAAGTAGGACGGTAACTATTTACCTGCTGGAGCTTGTAGTTAGCCGCTGCCAGCTTTTCCTGCGCGTCAGCCATAGCCTCGGCATCACCGGACTCGTAGGCTTCCTTGAACTCGCGCTTGGCCGCAGCCGCCTCGAACTCGGCGTTCTGCTTATAGCTGCCAATCAGCGACTGCTCGCCCTGCGACAGGGTCGATTTCAGGCGGCGATTTTCCTCCAGAAGGCGCTGCGCAGCGGCCAAAGCCTCAGCTTTTTCGCGCGCTTCACGCTCCTTTTCACGACGTTCGTCGTGCCAGACCTTTTTCATCTGTTTAAGGCGCGTTTTTACCTTTTCGGAGTATTCCTCCAGCTCGTCGGCTTCCAGTTCTTCGACCAGTTCCTTGGGCATAGGCTCGCGGCCCCGGTCTTCTTCCGGTGTATCGTCCTCGACCTCAATCTGGGGCGTTTTGCCTTCGAGTTCGTCGCCTTCTTCCTCAATTTCGAACGTGAAACCGTCCGTTTCACCCTGTTGCATATTCATTTTCATCTCCTTTGTACGGCAGTTGCCGTTTTATGCGCGGCTGATGCCACGCGGGTCATCAACAACACCCTCGACGCTGTCGTCGTTGATGATGCGGAACTCACGTCCGTGAATTTTCACCCTGCTTCCGGCCATCGGACGGGTCAGGACGAAGTCACCTTCCTTGCACCACGGCCCTGAGGGGAACCGGGTGGGGTCTTTGTATGCGTCAGGGCCGATTTTCAGCACCAGCAGCACTGGGGTCGTGAGTTCTTCATACTGCATGGTGATGTCGGCCTTATAAATGCCGCCTTCGGTCTTGTTGTCGACCTCAGGTACCGCACACAGCAGGCGATAACCGGACGGGTCAGGTAGCTGCTTAGCCTTCTGCTCCGGGGTATCGGGCAGCACAGTGGCTGCATCAGGGTTGTTGGGGTCAGTCCCGATGAAAATTTCGGGGGTGGAGGGTAGAGTTTTGTCCTCTGTATCAGTCATCGTCATTTTCCATACGTTCAGCGGTTTCGATAAGGATGTTCTTCGCGTTCAGCAGGCCACGATAGCGCCCGCACGCGAACTTATACTCCCCGAAATCCGCACATTTTCCCAATGCAAGGTCGTTCTCGATAACCCTGCATTCCTCTTCGAGCTTGTCAGCGAGGTACTTTAGTAGGTCATTCATTTCTTCTCCTTAGGTGCTGCTTTCTTGGAAACGGGTGTTTCTGGTTCTTGGGGTTGTGCCATCTGCGCGGTTTCGCGGGCAATCTCGATGCCCATACGAAGCCCGGCTTCCTGCTGTTTTGCCGACAAATTGGCCTTGTCCGTGGCAACTTTTGCACCGACCTGTAGGCCAGCGATTTCCTTCTGCGCGGCGATGCGCTCTTTCTCGATTTCGATGC